CGGCCCTGGTGCCCGTCTCCAACGACATGATGCGGTACGCCGACCCGGCCGTTGACGCGTTCGTCCGCGACGACCTGGTCAAGGTGATCGCCCTGCGCGAGGACCTTGCGTTCATGTTCGGCGACGGAACCCAGGACACGCCGCGCGGCTTCACTTCCTTTGCCAACGGCTGGGTGCTGGCCAACGGGGGCACCGCCGGGTCCTGGTCGACCGCGGCCAACTCGACTTTCGCGGTCAACGGCACCGGCACAGGCAACCCGCTGATCGGGCAGAACGGCGGCAACTTCATCACCAGCAACGAGACCTACACCCTCGCGACCGTGGCGTCGGAGCTGGGCGGGATGGTCAACAAGCTGGACAGCGCCAACGTCCCCGACAAACGCCGCATGTGGTTCATGAACCCGCGGTCCTGGAACTACCTCAACAACGTCCAGAACTCGCTCGGCGTCTATGTCTACCGGGACGAGCTCTCGAAGGGCCACCTGCTCGGCTATCCCTACAAGAAGTCGACCCAGATCGGGATCAACTACTGGGACGCGACAGGGACCAACAAGGACTGCAGCTTCGTCTTCCTCGCCGAGATGAGCGAGGCGATGATCCTGGACAGCATGAGCCTCGAGCTCGCGGTCTCCCGCGAGGGCACGTACGTCAATGCGGGCGGCACGACGGTCAGCGCCTTCCAGAACGACCAGACGCTGATCCGCGCGATCGCCGAGCACGACTTCCAGATCCGCCACGACGGATCCGTGGCGGTCCTGCAGGCATGCAGATGGGCGCCAGCGATCTCGTAGCGCGGGCAGCGCCGCCGGCGGGGCGGCGGTGCCGCTCCGCGCCTTCCTTTTCATTTTCGGGGGCATCCTCCAATGGCTGACATTGTCCTTCAGCGTAACATCGGCGCGCTCGGCGACATCAAGCGCCTGACCGACCACTCGACGGCTACGGCCGGGGGGACCGGCGCAGCGACGACCGTGACCGGCAACACCGTCGACCGCGAGGGGTTCGGCACCGGCTCGCTGCCGATGAGCGCGCTCGTTTCCGTCGCCTACGAGGCGACCCTGCAGTCCGGCGCGACGCTGTCGCTGGCCATCGACGTGCAGAACGCGCCCGACGGCGCGACCTGGGCCGACTACCAGACCGTCGCCGCCACCGTGGTCGCGACAGGCCCGTCCGGCGGCGGCACCGTCAAGGGCGAGTACAACACCCAGGTCCTTTTGTCCTCGGCGCAGCGCTACATCCGGTTCAATTACCAGCCGACCTTCAGCAGCACCGGCACGGACACGTTCTACGCGGACGGCGTCGGATTCTTCGCCGGCTTCGACCGCCTCGCATCGACGAACGCCTGAGCCGTGCCGCCGGACCAGGCAGAAACTGACGTGCTGGCGGCGCGCCTGGCCCGCGCGCGCCTTCAGTCGGTGATGATCTGCACGCCGGTCGCCCGGCACCCGGTGCGGCAGTACTCGACATCGCTGCTGCGCACGGCCATCCGGCTGACCGACCTCGGGATCAGGTGCTACATCCAGCACGTCGTGGGCAACAGCAACCTGCCGCGCGCCAGGAACGAGCTGGCCGCCGCCTTCATGGCCTCCGACTACACGGCGATGCTGTTCATCGACGACGACATGTCCTGGCAGCCGGACGACGTCGTCCGGCTGCTGGCGTCGGACAAGCCGCTGGTCGCCGGCATCGGCTGCAAGAAGGTCGAGCGCGCGGACACCGACCCGGACAAGTGGTGCCTGCGGACGCTGCCCGGCGGCGTCCGGCAGGACGAAATGGGCGCGATCGAGGTCCGCGGCGTCGGGACCGGTTTCGTGAAGATCGAGCGGTGCGTATTCGAGGGTCTCGCGGCGGCGCACCCCGAGTGGAAGCGCCGCGGCTGGCCGAACATGCCCGACGCCGCCAGGGCCCGGTACTACCGCTTCTTCCAGTTCCCCGACGACGAGGACGAGACCGGCGAGGACCTCTGGTTCTGCGACCAGTACCGCGCCATCGGCGGCGAGGTCTGGATCGATCCGACGATCCGTCTCGGCCATGTCGGCGAAAAGGAGTACAGCGGCAACTTCGCCGCGCTGCTGGAGGCGGCGCCATGAAGCAGATCGTCATGACCCGCGACATGAAACCCTATGCCGCGAACCACGAGTACGCGCTGCCCGATGCGGCGGCGGACATCCTGATCGGCGACGGCAGCGCGACGCTGAAGGCGCCCGCGCCCGGCGATATCGCCCTGGCGCCGGACCCGCCGCCCGCCCATGGCCGTCCCGGCGCCCCGCCGCGCGGCCGCTACCTGACGCGCGGAGGCCGCCGTGGCTGACCACACGACCCGGCACCTGGTCCAGGGCGGCATGGGCGCCGCGCTCGATGCCTCGCTGGCCGAAGTGCTGGCGGGCGCGCCGCAGGGCTTCGCGATCTCGAAGCAGACCGCGACCCACGGATTCTACACCAAGCGCCTGCCGCTCGCGGACGGCCGGAACGCGGACGGCAGCGCGCTGGCGACGTCCTCGCCCGCGAGCGGCAACTTCACCCTGTCCATCGCCTTCGGCACATCGAAGCGCCTGCTGGGCCATTCCGCCCGGAACGCGTCGGCCACCGATGCTGCCATGTGGGCGACCGACCTGCCCATTTGCTACGTCGCCGGGCAGGGCATCCCGCTGACGGTCAACGCCAATTACACGACGGCCGGCGGCACGCCGGGCGTCTGCACCGTGACGTGCGCCGCCTATGTCGTGGCCGACAACGGCACGATGAGCTCGGTGAACCTCGTCGGCGCGCCGACGGTCCAGAACATGACCGCGACCGCCGCGGACATCGCCTTCACCATCGCCGGCGCGACCCTGACCCCGACGTCGGTGATCCTGGTCGAGGTCACCACCATCGTCCACGAAACGGCGAATGCCGGGACCGTCACCGGCCAGGTCAATTCCGTCCGTCTCGGCTGAAACCCGCCCGAAAAGGCCGAAACGGCCAAAAGGATGCCGAAATGGCCAATTTGCTGAACGTTGCGCTAACGGCTGCTGTCGCTCCGGGAACCGCAACCAACCCGGTGCCGGTGAACGCGCAGCCGCGCAGCGTGACGATCCAGGCCAATTTCACCTACGGCTCGGGCGGGACCAGCGTCACGGCCTATGTGCAGACATCGCTGGACCTCGGGTCCACCTGGATAGACATCGCCTGCTTCTCCTTCACGACGTCCAGCGCCCGGAAGGTCTTCAACCTGACGTCGCGGACGCCGCAGACGACCGAGCTCACGCCGACCGACGGTTCGATGACCGCCGACACCAGCCAGGACGGCTTGCTGGGCAGCAAGTTCCGGGTCAAGTACGGCTCGGTCGGCACCTATGCCGGCGGAACCGTGCTGGCGATCGACATCCAGTCCGACCAGCTCGGCCCCTGGTCGTAGGGCCGCGCGGCGATGGCGATCGAGATAATCACCACGGTGCTGTCGCCGGCGGCCAGCTACAACCTGATCGACCTGCCGACCGTCCATGACGAGATGCAGATCCCGGCGACGGACACGTCCAACGACGCCTGGCTCAACCGGGGGATCGCCCAGGTTTCCAGGGCGATCGCCAACTATTGCAACCGGGTGTTCCCGGTCGAGACCGTCCAGGACCTGTGCTACCCGGAGCGCGACGCCTATCCCTACCAGGTGCCGGGCGGCGTCCGGGCGCTGCAGCTCCGGCGCTGGCCCATCCTCCCGGCGGCCGTGAAGCTGCCGACCAGCGCCGATACGCCCTCGGGCGCCGTGCTGCCGTTCGCCTCGGCGTCGGCGATCGTCGCGGGCATGCCGGCGTACTGCGCCACCGGCGTCTCGGGACTGCCGGCCTCCGCGTACGTTTCATCGGTCGCCTCCGGCAGCGCGACCCTGTCCGCACCGGTCACCGCCGACGTGCCGGCGGGAACGAGCGTCAACTTCGGCCCGTGCGTCACGATCAACGACCCCCTCGGCACGGTCACGACGCTGGTCAACGGCACCGACTATCAAGTCGACGCCAAGAAGGGATGGCTTATCCGCCTTAGCCCCTACACGGGATACCCGACCACTTGGGACCCGGTGCAGACGACGGTGACCTACCAGGCGGGCTATGCGACGATCCCCGACGACCTGGTCGACGCCGCGCTGCGCGTCATGACCCAGCGCTGGCAGGACCGCGGCCGCGACCCGTTCCTGAAAAGCCAGGACCAGCCCGGCCTGGGGACGCAGACCTTCTGGATCGGCACACGCCCGGGCGTGAAGGGCGTGTTCACCGAAGAGATCGCGGGGATGCTCGATTCCTACCGCGTGCCGGTAACCGCCTGATGACACAGTTCGCCCTCGAAATCTCTGGCGACCGCAGCGCAGCGCTCCGTTTCGAGCAGTTCCCGGCATTCGCGCACGACAGGCTCCTCGGCGCGCTGCAATCGATCGAGCAGCGGCTCGAGGCCGCCGTCCTGGCGTCCGAGCCGACCCGATCTGGCGCGCTGCGCGGGCTGACCGGAGGCAGGGTCTACGACCACGGCAACCGAATCGCGGCCGTGGTGGGCGTGCGGGCGCAGACAGCCGACGAGGCGCGCAAGGCTGCGGCACTCGAGTACGGCTCGCGCAAGCAGGCCATTACCGTGCGGGCGCACGAAGCGCGCCTGGCGCACATCTGGAAGCGCGCGATCGCCGAGATCAACGTCAGCGTGCCCTCCTACCATCGGACGCCCGATATCGCCGCCGTGCGGTTCCTGCGCAGCCCGATTCAAGCGATCCGGGACGAGGCTCTGGCGGAGCTGCGCGCCGCGCTCGACCAGGCCGTGGAGGACGCGAGCGCGTGACACGCGAAGCTATCATGCAGGCGCTTTTCGCCCTGCTGCAGGCCAGCGCCACCTTCCCGACAGCGGGCAGGCGCCTGGTTTTCTGGAACAAGGTGGCCGAGCAGCCGGCGCTGTTCCTTCGCAACGTGGGCGAGGAATGGATACGCGGGCCGACCAGGCTGCCGCCGAAGCTGCTGATAGACTGCGAGATCTGGCTCTATTGCAATTCGGGATCGAATCCCGACCAGGCGCCAGCGGTCGGCATGAATGGCCTGATCGATGCCGTGACGGCGGCGATCGCGCCCTGCCAGGGCCAGGAGGCGCAGACCCTCGGCGGCTTGGTCACGCACTGCTGGATCGAGGGCAAGACCGACATACATCCGGGCGACCTCGACGGCCAGGCGATCGCCGTCATCCCGGTGAAGATACTGGTCCCTAACCTGGGCGGGTGATCGCCGGGGACCGGACTCGATACCGGCTCCGCATTTGCCGCGATCTACGCGGGCGGGCTCCGTTTGGCATGGGGTCAACGCTTTCTCTCTCCCCGGATGCGGCCCCTCCGTACGGCTGCTTCCCTCAGCAGCGCCCCGACGCGGGAAACTTGCATGACAGTAACGGACGATCAAGCCGAAGCCGACGCCATCGCTCAGGCGGAGGCGGCAGCGGACCGGCGCGTGAAGTCGCTGGAAGCGACCTTCGACCAGTGGGTCAACGACTGCGTCCACAACTCGCCGGCGTCGCGTGACACCGCCGGCTTCAACCACCTCCACGCGACAGCGCTGCCGGAACTGCGCCGGCGCCTCCTGAAAGGACTTGCCCAGTGAGCCAGTACGCCCAACAGATCGGCTTCGCCGCCGGAACCCTGATCGGCACCCCTGTCGGCGTCAGCGGCCCGGTGACGCCGCAGCGGTTCGGCATCCTGCAGGACGTGTCGCTGGACTTCAGCGCCGACCTGAAGGAGCTCTATGGTCAGAACCGCTATGCGATCGCGCTCGCGCCGGGCAAGACGAAGATCGAGATCAAGGCGAAGTTCGCCGCGATCGCGGGGAACCTGTTCAACCAGCTCTATTTCGGTGCCACGGCAGCCGCGACGGAGACGCTGTTCGCGAACCAGGAGGCGCAGACGATTCCCGGCAGCGGCGCCTATACCGTGGCGGGATCGAACGCGGCGCACTTCCTCAGCGACCAGGGCGTGTCCTACGCCAGCACCGGCCTGCCGTTCACCAACGTCGGCACCGTGACATCGGCGGGCCAGTACATCTCCAACAACGGGACGTACACTTTCAATGCGGGGGACGCGAGCGCTCCAATTTACCTGAGCTACACTTACAGCAGCACGGGCGGCGTGCAGGTGCCGATCGCCAACATCGCCATGGGCGTGGGGCCGTCCTTCAAGATAGTGCTGTCCCAGTCGTTCGACGGGCGGCAGATCACTTACATCTTCAACCAGTGCCAGTGCTCGAAACTGTCGTTCCCGACCAAGCAGGACGATTTCACCATCAGCGAACTGGACTTCATGGTCGCTGCGGACGCCAGCGGCAACATCGGCAGCCTCAACACGGCCCTCTGATCCGAACCCGTCCCGAAAGGACCATTTGCGCGTGCCCGAACCCGTCACCGTACCGATCGGCGGCCAGGACGTGTCCGTCCCGCCGATCATGAACTTCAGCACGCTGGAGCGCGTCTGGCCTGCCCTGAAGGGCTTCTCCACGGAAACCGACCCGATCGCGCAGGTCTCCTACGCCGTTGCGATCATCTCCGGGGCGGTCATCGCGACCAGGCCGGACCTGACGGTCGCCGCGATCAAGGACCGGCTCCGCGTCAACCTGGCCGACGGAACGGACGAGCGCGGCGGCATCGTGCGCGCGGCGGACGCACTGTGCCTGGCGTCGGGGCTCGTTCGGTTGGGGGAAGCGAAGCCGGCGGCGACGCCGGCAAGCGGAACGACGGACCCGACTGGGAATACATCGTCGCAGAGCTAGCGGCAGCGGGCCTCGAGGGCGGCTCGCCGTCGGCGATCTGGGAGCGGTGGACGCTGCCGATGTACTACGCCCAGTTGCGCTACTGGGGCGACCATCCGCGGCTGGACCAGATCGCCGCGTCGTACTTCAAGCTGCCGAACCGGAAGACGCCTCCGCCGGCCAGGGACGGCAGCGCGGCCGTCGCTATCGACCGGTCGCTGCTGGCGGCGCCGCTGACGGCCGCCGAACTCGGCCGCGTCGCCGGGACGCCGATCTGACAGGGGACGCTCATGGCCGACAACCTATCCGTTAATGTCACGGCCGATACGACCCAGCTCCGGTCGCAGTTGGCGCTCGGCACCCAGGAACTGAAAACCATCAGCGCCGCGATGCGCGCGCTTGCCGCCGAGATCCAGGCGACGGCCGCGCCGACGGCCGAGCAGGTATCCAAGCTCGACTCGCTGTCGAAGTCCTACAACACGCTCGCCGGCCAAGTTAGCGCAACGAAGTCGGCCCTCAGCGAAGCGGGCAGCGCGACCCGTCAAGCCGCCCAGGGGATGGACCAGGTCGCCACCTCGGCCGGGCACGCGGCGCACGGTACGGCCGGAGTCTCGCGCGAGCTGCTGGTTATGGCGCACGAGGCCACCCAGGGCAATTTCAGCCGCCTCGGCGGGTCGATGATGGTCCTGGGCGAGCGGACCAACGCGCTGCACACTCTCATGACCGCGCTGACGCCGGCGATGATGGGCGTCGTCGGCGCCGTCGCCGCGCTGGCGGTCGGCATGGCCGAACTGGTCGTGCAAGCGGCGCACACCGAAACGGCGCTGCGAAGCGTCTACAACGCCGCGCTGCTGCAGGGCAGGGGCGCGGCACAGGCAGAGGCCAGCACAAAGCAGTACGCCGACGCCATGGTCGCCAGCGGCGTCATGTCCCGGACATCGGCGACCGAGATATCGGCGTCGATCCAGACGATCCCGCGCGTCGCGGACGACGTGAGGGCCAAGCTGGCAGCACTGGCGCCCGCCCTGTTCATCGCGTGGGACAAGAACGCCGAGGAAACCGCCAAGAACATCGACCAGGCGTTCCGCTCGACCTCGGGCCTCGGTGCGTTCCTGACCGTGAACAACCTCCTGTCGACGTCGCAGCAGGAGGCATTCAAGGCCGCGGAAGCCGCGAAGGACGGCTTCGCCGCGCAGCGCATCGCCGTTGATGCGCTGACCGCACGGCTCGGCCCCGCCTATGAGGCGTACAAGAAGCAGCTCGACGCATTCAAGGAAGGCCGTAACCTTCAGATGATGGCGGGGCCCGAAGCGGCCCCGTTCGCCAACGCGATGGCGCCCGAGCCCCCGGTCATGCAGCCCTTGCGCATGCCGCAGGCGGGCAGCATGGGGCTGGACGAAGAGCACCAGCGCGAGGGCGAGGCGGTCGAGCGCTACAACGCGGTGCTGCGCCAGCGCCAGCAGCTCGAGGCCGACGAGATCCTGATCCGCAAGCGGGTCACCGACGCCACGACGGACGGCGAGCGGCAGTCGGCCGAGGCCGCACTGAAGACGAACCTGGCGCAGCAGGCGTCGCTGAAGGACACCGGCGACTCGAGCTGGGCGCAGAAGATCGCCCTGCAGGCGGAGCAGGCCGGCGACGCGGCGGCGGCGGCCGCGATGAAGTCCGGCCAGACCCGCCTCCAGGTCACCGAGGCGACCACCAAGGCGGAGCTGGCGGTCTACCGGCAGGCCGCGCAGGACATGACCCGCACCCAGGCGGAGCGCGACGAGCAAAGCCACAAGGCGCTGGCGCTGCAGCTCTCGCTCTACAAGGAGGAGGCGGGCGGCGCCGAATCGGCCGCGAAGAAGGGCTACGAGGCGAAGGTCGCGGCGTTCGACGCGGAGATCGCCGCTGCCAAGGGAAACGTCCAGCAGATCGAATCGCTGGAGCAGCAGAAGCTCGCGTACATCCGCACCGCGCGCGGCCAGGCCTCCGCCGAGTACCAGCGCGCGCTGAAGGAGGAGACCAGCGCCGTCGCGGCGGCAGTTAACGAGCAAATAAAGCAGATCGAGTCAGCCGGCACGCGCCGTTTGGCTGATCAAAAGGCAGTTCTGGAGCAGGAAGCGGCGACGCGGCAGATCAGCAAGGCCGAAGAACTAAGCTCGCTCCAGCAGTCCGTAACGGCCGAGCGGGACGCGGAACTTTCCTCCATCAACGAGCTGATGGCCAACCTGCAACAGGGCACCGCCGCCTACGACGACGCGATGAAGGCCCGCACGAAATTAGTGGAAGAGTTCGGCACGAAAATCAAAGCGCTCAATGCGCAGGCGGCTGCGTCAGATACGCAAGCGGCGACAAAACTGACCGAGAGCTACATCCAGGCATTCAGTTCAGTGGGATCTTCGGCCAAGAGCGCGTTCGCGGGCATGATCATGCAGTCCACGACCTTGCTGCAGGCAGGGCAGCAGGTTGCCAAGGCCGTGCTGACCTCGTTCGTAAACCTGGGCACGGATATCCTTGATCAATGGCTCGTAATGGAACTTGCGCGCCTTACAGCGGATAAGGCGACCCAGGCAGCGATCGCCACTGAGCAATCGAGTTCCGTCGCAACGAGCGGCTTCAGTACTTTGCTGGCGGACTGGACGCGAACGGAAGCGCAAAAAACCGCGATTTCCACTGCGGGCGCTACAACCCGCGCCACGGTGGAGACCAACAGCGGCTTCCTCTCCTCGATCGGCACGATGCTCAGCCGCTGGGTCGGCCTGGAGAGCGCCAAGACGGGCGCGACGACAGTCGGCGCGGCGACCCGCAGCGCGGC